ATGGATGAAAATAAAGCAAATATGCATTTATCTCAATTAGATGAAGATATTGCTATTAAAATTGTAAGTAAAGCTTTACAGGCAGTAGAATTAGCCGCAAAGGCAACGTATTTCGTAGGTAAATTAGCAGGCGCTGGAATTGTAAAAGGCGGTAAAGCGTTAATGCAAAGATATGCTAAGCAAGCTGTAGCAGATCGTAAAAAAGCAAAATTAACTAAAAAGAAAGAAAGATTAGTAGCACTAAGAACAGCTAAGGAAGATATATTAGCAGCTAAAGAAAGAATTAAAGATGAACAAGATAGATTAAATCAAATAGCAGCTGATGAAAAAGCATTGAACAAAAGAAAAATTGAGGATGCTAAAAAGAAATTATCAGATGCAGCTAAAGAGCTTGATAAGCAATTAAAAGGATTTAAAAAGGTAAAAGTATAATGCATAGTTTTTTAGAACACATTGAAGAAAGATTTGGGCTATATGAAGGAGTTCATGTTCCATTAGAACAACCTATGGTAGAAGAAGCTCAACCTGAGTTAAATAAACCAAAACGTTCTAGTGGTAAAAAGAAATATGTAGTATATGTAAAAAATCCAGCAACGGGGAATGTAAAGAAAATAGAATTTGGTGACGAAAAAGGTGGGTTAACATCTAAGATTAATGATAGAGAAGCAGCAAAAAGTTTTGCAGCTAGACACAATTGTGATACAAAAACAGATAAATTATCTCCAGGCTATTGGGCTTGTAGGTTACCAAAATATGCAAAGGAATTAGGACTTAAGGGCGGTGGAAATTACTTTTGGTAAGCCGTACTGGGAAGACGGCATCATACGAACGTTTGACCCAACAAGGGAAGACGAAGAATTTGTGTGGCACCGTGATATGGAAGATAGAGAAATAGAAGTTTTAGAAGGTGAAGGTTGGCAATTTCAAGTAGATAAATGCTTACCTTGGCTTTTAAAAGAAGGTATGGTATTTGTAATTAAAAAGGGCGAATATCATAGGTTAATAAAAGGTGTTACACCATTAAAATGTAGGGTATATCTATATGGCAACAGCAGCTGAACAACGGGCTGATCAAGCACAAAGGCTTGACCGAATCGAACAAAAAATCGATCAAATGTCGGAGGCGATTATTGCTTTGGCTCGTGCTGAAGAAAAAATATCGACCCTGACAGAATTTGGTAAACAACAAGGGGAACAAATATTAACTCTTATAAATAGAGTTGATAGGTTGGATGAATTGGTTCGCACTAATGCGGCCACTGTAAATATTATAAACAAAATATTCTGGGTAGTCATAGCGGCGGCGGCCACTGGTATCACAGGAATGCTTTTTATACAATAGGAGAAAAAACTATGAAGCTAGACGATAAAGTTACCCAAAGCGTTGCTGCAACTGTTAGTGACGTGCTAGAGGGTAAAGTAAAAAAAGAGGAAGTAAAATATCCTCATAAGATGTATTCAAAAGACGGTAAAGACGAAGTAGAAGTCAAAGATAAGGCTGAACACGACAAATTTGCTGCTAAAGGATATGTACACGAAAAGCCAAAAATGGAATCACCTGAAGAGCCAAGAGCTCAAGGTGAAAAAGAATTTAAGGCTAAACACGCTGTTAAAAAATCAGGCGAAAAAGAAGATGGAACAGTTGTTAAAGAAATGACTATTACTCTTGATGAAGCTAAGCTAAAAGCTGGTAGAGGAAAAGCTAAAGTAGATATCGATCACACAGGTGAAGGTATTCCTGCAGCTGCTAAAAAGTATAAGCTTAAGTTTAAAAAACATAGCAATGGTTTCGATGTTTCTGGAGAAAAGAAAAATATTCTAGCATATTTGCAATCAAAAGAATATGATATGGATTCAGATGATATTGAAGAATTATTTCCAGAATTAATGGAAGCTGTAAAAAAAGAAGGTAATGCTTTTACAAAGGCTCTAATGGCAGCTAAGAAAAATGGTGATGATACATTTGTAGTAGCAGGTAAGAAATATAAAGTAGAAGATTACGATAAAGACGAAGATGATGAAGAAGAAGTTGATGAAGCTAGATCTAAATTTCCAAAATCTTTATTAAAGAAAGCTAGTGATATTGCTTTATCAATGGGTGGTAATATGACTGGTGCTGTTAAGAAAATTGAAAAGCTTAAAAAAGGATTATCAGATGATCCAGAAATTAAAGCTGCACTTCAATTAGCTAATGAAGAATTTGTTTCAGAAGCTGAAAGCAAAAAAGAAAAGTATCAAAAAGTTTTTCAAGCAGCTCTTAAAAAGTTTGGTGTAAAATCACCAGGTGAATTAGAAGGTGCTAAGAAAAAAGAATTTTTCGACTACGTAGATAAAAACTACGATGCAGGCGAAAACGAAACAGACTAGGAGTTAAAATGAAAGATTTTTTTGAAATTAGAGAAGATCAATTAAATGAAGCTAAAGTTACAGTAGCTAAATTAAAACCTGGTATGAAACTAAATGTTTTTCATAAAGGAGCATCAGCTAGAAATTATGGTGTGAATGGCGAAAATGTATATGGTGGTAAAGTACAGGTATTAGGTGTAGGTAATGTACCTTTCGGTAAAGCTGCACAAACAAAACATGTAATTGCTAAAGATTATAAAGATGCTCAAAAGAAATATAGCGATGTTTGGAATAAAGAAGAAATCAGATATGGCCGTTTCTGGAACGCACAAGACAGAATGAGAGCATTTTTTCAAGCTATTGCAGCTGAATCTGATGGAAAAAAGGTTCCTTATGGACATACATGTTGGATTTTGAAAATAATTGATGGACCTAACAAAGGAAAAATAAGCTATTGCTTTATTAGCACAGATGATAAATGGGAAGTAGTATTTTTAAACAAAAGAACGGAGTTTGCTTTAGAGTCATAAAATAAATTTTATAAAAAGTTTATATATAATATAGTATGAAAGTATTTGATAAATTGACAAATAAAAACTTTGCGCTTTTCGCATCGCATCATTACAATAATCCAGAATGTACTGATGTTGAAGAGTTTAAAGATGATTTAAAAAGATTTAAGTATCTAAAGCGCTTATTACGAAGGTATGAAACTACTGGCGATTTGCAAGAGAGATTAATAATAAATCATATTATAGTATTATATAATGTGTTTGGTATAAAGGCAGCAAATCAAATGATGTGGTTTAAAGTTGAAGAAGAACATTACTCAGCTTTAAAAACATTTTTAGTATTTTTACATTACTTACCAGAAGATTATAAAATAGAAATACCTTTAGATAAAAATATTGTACAAAGACTAAGAGAACTATAATGGGAATTATTTCAAGAACAGGAGATTTATTTTACGCCTTTAGGTTTCTAAAGCTCCTTGTTACACCCTGGAATAAAATGCCTGCATATGATCTTGGTATTATTGATGATAATGGTAAAGTTTTAAAAAAGAAAAGAACTACACCTGAAGAAAAATCTGCTTATACTGTTTTCCATAGATTAGTTTTTAATTTAAAAAGATTACTAGGAAAAATTCCATTTGGTAAAACAAGATTAGCAACATATGCATCAGCATTATTTTTAATTAAAGAATCTTCAGGTATGGATGAAGAAACAATACGTGAAGTTCTAGACGATATTTTTAATGACTTAGAATCGATAGATTTATCTGAAAATAATGTGAATCATAGATTAACACCTGGAACATATTTTTTACAAAACGATATTGCATCGATTGATACAGGTGAGATCATCGGTCATATAAATAATAAAGTAAAAGTAAATGATTTTGTAGAACCTTATGGTTCTATTTTTGGCTTAAATGTTTACCAAGTAGAACATGTTATTACAAAACAAAAACTTTTAGTTACAAGTGCGGATATAAAGAAATGAAAAATTTTAAAGACATGTGGGAAGATGCAGCAGCTAACTCAGTAGCTGGTGGTGGTGTATCACTACCATCTGATGCTATGGGTAAAAATGCTCAGAAGAAAAAGAAAAGAATCTATGATGGACGTACCAAAGAGGGTAAAAAGTTTGTTGAAAGAATTTTAGCAAGAAGAAATGCACGTGCTGAAGCTGCTAAAGCAAAAACTGAAGAAGTAAATGAATCTTTAAAAGAATCTAGATTAGTGCTTTCTAATCCAATGTATAACGAGCTTATAAAATTAGGTCTTGATAAGCTTATGAAAAAGCATGATGCTTATGTAAATAAAAAAGAGACAGATAAAAAGAATACTACTATTTCAACACCCAGTCCTATGTTTAGTAATGATTTAAGAAAATTAATAAATAAAAATAAATCAAAGCTAAAAAGTGTACTTGAAAAATATAGAAAGCCAACCCAAGCTGAAATTGATGCTGATAGAAAAAAAGATCGAAGAGGTAAAAAAAGACCTAGCCCATCATACAAATCTATAAGTAATAAACTATATAAAAACTTAAGAAATCAAAAAGAAATGAAAGGCGCTGAAGAGTGGCAAAGATATGCTGATTTATTGGCTATTAAAGCTAACCTGATTAAAAAGAAGAATAAACCTTCATCAGCGGCAATTCATGCTATTAATAAAAAGATTAACGCATTACTAAAATCAATGGGAGTTACCGAAGCAGATGCTAAAATGCATTTAGAAGCTTTAAGTAAATATGATTTTAGATATTACAGAACATATGAATTAGAACTAAAAAATAGAGCTTATGGATATGATGTAGAACAAGCTTTCAAAAAAGCTGGTTACGATATATATGGCGGAGATATTAGTGTTAGAGGCCCAACAATTAAATTTAACAGATACAGTAAAAAATGGGGAACTAACGAGAAAAAACTTAAGGCAGCAATTAAAAAGGTATTAGGTATAGACGTAGATAGGTTATAGTATGACAAAAATTTTGATGAGTGTTATTATGGCAATGGGTGTAAGTGGATTCTTATACTACCAATTTTCAGTTGTTCCAATGAAAAATAAGTTGGAAGAACAAGCAAAAGTTATTATAGCTCAAGACCTAAGAGATCAAGAACAAAGAGCAGCAATAGAATCTATTCAAAATAATTTAGCTGTGACCACTGAATCCTTAAGAGGATTACAAATCCAAAATCAACAATACGAAGCAGAAATGTCTGAATATTTAGATATATTTAGAAGACATAATATTGCTAAGTTGGCTAGTGCCAAACCTGGTTTGATGGAAACAAGAGTTAATAATGCAACCAAGGAGGTATTCGATGCAATTGAAGCAGATAGCAATCGCATTTCTAGTCTTAACGATTAGTGGTTGTTCATTATTACAACAAGCTCCTAGAGAAGTTGAGGTAATTACAAAGCCAATTAAATTACAAATTACACAACCAACATTACCAAGACCTATTGATTTAAAAGAACCAAAATGGTATGTTGTATCAGATGCAAAGATTATAGAGTCTTGTTTAAAAGACCCAGAGACAAAAAAGCCTAATTGTAAGTTAGGTAGAGAAGATTTATATCCAGAGGGATATACATATTTAGATAAATTCCTCGATGATATTAAAAAGAAACATGGAGGCGATGTCGTTTTTGTCGCCATGAGTGTTGAGGATTATGAGATGATGTCTTATAATACTCAAGAAATTAAACGTTATATTAATCAACTCGGTGAGGTGATAGTCTATTATAGGAATGTGACAATAAATGATGAAGAAGCTGGAGCAGTTGAGATTAAAGTGGAGAATGATAATGGCGACAACTAGAATGAAAGAGCAGATTGGGAAGTGGGATAGAGCAGTAATTGCAGCAAAACTTTCTGCAATTGCTTATATGAATGAAAAGCCTGCGATTAACGCAGCAAAGAAACTCGGTTTCCCATGGGCTAAACTAATTAGTCGCGATGGTGCTGAAGTATTAGTAGCAAAAGATAGAAATGATTTATGGTTTGCCTTTAGAGGTACAGAACCTTCAAAATTAAATGATGTCTTAGCTGATTTAAACGTAATTAAACAAGCCGCTGTAGCTGGTGGTAAAGTACATGGTGGATTTCAAAAAGAAGTAAACGATCTTTGGATGGATGTATTAGCTGAAATTGAACATAATGATCAGTTAAAAGTTCGTAAAGATGTTTACATGACAGGACATTCACTAGGTGCTGCAATGGCAACAATTGCCGCAACAAGATATCAACCGCATGAATTATTTACTTTTGGATCACCAAGAGTAGGTGGACCAAGATTTATTAAGCATGTTAAATGCCCGCATTATAGATTCATGAATAACAATGATATTGTTTGTAGAATTCCACCTGCATGGTTAGGATTTAGACATCATGGTGAAATGATTTATTTCGATAGAAATGGTGTAAAACAACCTAAACCAACATGGTCAGATTTATTTTATGGAGTACTAAGCTCATGGAAGAGATTTAAATTCTTTGATGGTATAGTAGACCATGGCATGCCAAACTATGTAAAAGCAATTCAGAGGTTATCTAAAAAGGAAAAATAAAAAATGAATTGGTTAATGGTATTAGCACTAAAATCAATATTATCTTCGATCATTGGTAGTTCATTCTACCAATGGTTCCAAGGTACTACACTAGGAATTTGGTTTCAAAAGCAAGTAGATAGATTTATGGAATACTTTGCTGAAAGATATAATTTAGAACTTATGAAAAAAGACGCTAAATTTAGAAAACAATTTCCTCTCGCAGCTGAAAAGCTAGATAGGGTCGTAAAGAATTCACATCCTTGTAAAGAATTACATGAATTTGATGCTTACCCAGATTTGATCGCACGAATTGAAAAGCTAGAAAAAAGAAGTAAATAACTGTTTACTTTTACCACAAACTGTGGTATAATATATAATATTACAATATGAACACTGGAACGAACTTTATGACACTTCAAGTAACCAAACGTGATGGTTCTGTGCAACCATTTGATTTAGAAAAAATACACCAAGTTCTGGAATGGGCCACTGAAGATATATCTGGCGTTTCTATGTCAGAAATCGAGCTAAAAGCAAATATACAACTCTATGATAAAATACCGGCTTATGACATTCATGAACTTCTTATTAAGAGTGCCGCAGAGCTTATATCAGAGCATACCCCCAATTACCAATTTGTTGCAGCAAGGCTTATATCATATAAGCTAAGAAAAGAAGTCTATGGTGATTATAAACCATGGCCACTAAAACAACTCATCATTGAAAACGTAAGTCGCGGAGTTTATGATGGTGGCATTATGGAAAAATATAGTCCTGATGAAATCGATGAATTAGATGATTATATCAAACACGATCGTGATGATAATTTTACTTACGCTGGTATGGAACAGTTTAGAGGTAAATATTTAGTTCAAGATCGAAGAACAAAAGAGCACTATGAAACACCTCAAATGTTGTATATGATGGTATCTGCAACATTATTTATTAATTATCCAAAAGAAACACGTATGAAATACGTTAAGGACTACTATGATGCGATATCTCAATTCTATATTTCGTTACCTACGCCGATTATGGCAGGCGTTCGTACCCCAACCCGTCAATTTTCTTCTTGTGTACTTATTGAATCTGGAGATAGTCTTGATAGTATCAATGCTACTTCTACTTCTATTGTCAAATACATAAGTAAGAAAGCAGGTATTGGTATTGGTGCCGGTTCAATTAGAGCCGAAGGTGCCAAAGTTGGTGATGGTTCTGTAGTACATACAGGTTTAATTCCATTCTTAAAATATTTTCAATCAGCAGTAAAATCATGCTCCCAGGGCGGTGTACGTGGTGGTGCAGCTACTGTATATCTTCCATTATGGCATTATGAATTTGAAGATTTAGTTGTGCTCAAGAACAACAAAGGGACAGAAGAGAACAGAGTACGCCACATGGACTATGCGTTTCAGCTAAATAAATTAATGTATGAGCGTCTTATTACTGGTGGTAATATTACATTCTTTGATCCAAACGATGTACCAGGTTTATATGAATCTTTCTTTGCAGATCAAGATAAGTTTAAAGAATTATATGAAAAATACGAAAGAGCATATTCAATTCGTAAAAAGACTTTACCAGCAATGGAAGTATTTTCACAACTTTTACAAGAAAGAAAAGATACAGGTAGAATTTATATTATGAATGTAGATCATGCAAATGATCATGGTTCGTTTATACCTGAACTCGCACCAATTAGAATGAGTAATTTATGTTGTGAAATTGATTTACCAACTGAACCATTACAATCATACGATGATCATACAGGAGAAATTAGTTTATGTACATTATCAGCAATCAATTGGGGTCTAATCAATGAAACATCTGAATTTGAAAAATATTGCGATCTTGCTGTACGTGCTCTTGATGAGTTACTTGATTATCAAGATTACCCAATTGCCGCAGCTGAAGCAGGTACTAAAAAGAGAAGACCTCTTGGAATTGGTATCATCAACCTTGCGTATTTCTTGGCCAAACGTGGTCTAAAATATGATGAATCAGCATTTGAAATTGTAGATGAATATGCTGAAGCATGGTCATATTATCTAATTAAAGCTTCTGCTCAATTAGCTAAAGAAAAAGGTGAAATTCCTTTAAAAAATCACACAAAATATGCTCGTGGAGAGTTTCCAAATGATACATATAAAAGTGCAATAGATAATTTGATAGAGCATAAAGTTAGATTACCGTGGGAAGACCTGCGCAAACAAGTCCTAGAAACGGGAACGAGGAACTCGACTCTAATGGCATTGATGCCTGCTGAAACAAGTGCACAAATTAGTAATAGTACGAATGGTATTGAACCACCAAGAGCATTGGTATCGTACAAACAAAGTAAAGATGGAGTTATGGCTCAAGTCGTGCCAGGTTATCACCATCTAAAAAATAAATACGACTTACTATGGGATCAAGAAAGTCCCGATGGTTATTTAAAAATTTGTGCGATATTACAAAAATACATTGATCAAGGAATTAGTGTAAATACATCTTATAATCCAGAGCATTACGAAGATAATAAGATTCCAATGTCATCTATGATTACTGATCTTGTGACAGCATACAAATACGGTCTAAAGCAGCTATACTATTTTAATACTTATGATGGTGCTGGTGAAATGACTGATAATGAAACACATCATTCTTATGATGGCGAAGCTCCAATCGACGATGAAGATTGTGACAGCTGCAAAATTTAATTAAAACTAAAGAGGAAAATAATGTCGATACTGAAAAAGAGTAAAAAATCACACCTGCATAAAAACATGTTTCTTGATGAAGCCGTAGATATTCAACGATTTGATGTTGTAAAATATCCACAAATTGAAAAAATAACTGAAAAACAACTAGGATTTTTTTGGAGGCCTGAAGAGGTAGACATTTCAAAAGATAAAAAAGATTTTGATTCACTAACAGAACATGAAAAACATATCTTTACATCAAATCTCAAAAGACAAATCTTATTGGACTCGGTTCAAGGACGTGCTCCTAATATTGCTTTTTTACCTATCGCCTCATTACCGGAAGTCGAAAACTGGATCGAGACATGGAGCTTTTTTGAGACTATACATAGCAGAAGCTATACTCATATTATTAGAAATGTTTATCCTGATCCTTCTACTGTTTTTGACGGTATGTTGAATATTAAAGAAATACTAGATTGTGGTAATGATATCGCAAAATATTATGATGAACTAATCGCAGATAATAATTCAACAACAAATAAAATGGACCACAAAAGATCATTGTACATGTGTATGATGAGTGCTAATGCGTTAGAAGGTATTAGATTCTATGTTTCATTTGCTTGTTCATGGGCATTTGCAGAATTAAAGAAAATGGAAGGTAATGCAAAAATTATTAAATTTATTGCTCGTGATGAAAATACACACCTTGCTGCAACAACAACAATGATTAAAAAGATGATAGCAGAAGATAAAGACTTTGTTAAAATTGCAAAAGAAAAAGAAGATGAAGTAATTAATTTATTTACAAATGTTATTGAACAAGAAAAAGCTTGGGCAAAATATTTATTTAAAGATGGCTCCATGATTGGATTAAATGAAACTATTTTGGGTCAATACATTGAATGGATTGGTTGCAAAAGAATGAGAGCCTTAGGTTTAACATGTCCATATACCGTTTCAAAAATGAACCCACTACCATGGACAGAAAAATGGATTGGCGGTGGCAATGTACAAGTTGCGCCACAAGAAACAGAAATTAGTTCATATGTTGTTGGTGGTGTCAAACAAGATATGGATGAAAACAAACTCGCAGGATTAAGTTTATAATGGAAAAACAAGGTGAGTTTAAGTTCTATACGACTGACCAGGAAATAGGTAGACAACCAGGTATGATATGGCAACCTAGAGATTGTACTCCTGAAGAACAAAAAGAATGGATTAATACCGATGGAAAATATTGGGCTGATATTCAAGGGAAATTAATTATTGGTCTGTCAATTTTACAAGTAAGCTTATTAGGATTTATGTTAAGCTGTTTTTGGTTGATAGGGAAATTACTATGAGATATATAATTTTAGCTTTATTTTTAACAGGATGCGTAAGCACCAAAGATAATAGAATTTGTAAAGAATATGCCACAGTTCCTCAAGTGGTTGAACAATGTACTGGAGGACGAGGTGTTGCACCACAAATTTGTATTATGACTAAAGTACAAAAAACATTTTGTGCAAAATATTATGAGGAGAATTTATGATTACAATTTATGGAAAACCACAATGCCCATATTGCGATATGGCACAAGCATTATGTAACCAAAAGGGAGTTGAATATGAATACAAATCCCTAGGTACAGATTTTACTAGAGAGGAAATGATAGAAACATTTCCAACAGCAAGAACATTTCCACAAATCATTTTTATGGGCGAGAAGATTGGTGGTTATAACGAATTAAAAGCACAATTCGATTAAGGAGTAGAAATGCACGAACCAACTCATTGGTATACACATAACTGTGAGTTTTGTTTTACACAAACAAAAATGTATTTTGAAGAAGAAAGACCAGAAACTATCTATTGTCCCCATTGTGGTACGGCAGTAGACCAAGTAGATGAGCTCGATTTTGATGAATAAATAGGTATATGACATGGCATTACAAAGGAATCGAATGGCAACCGCCAGAAGAATTCAATCCCAACGACGCGTATGGATTCGTGTACTTGATAACGAACAGGGCATCGGGGAAAAAGTACGTAGGGAAAAAGTTTTTTTGGAGCAAAAAGACTCTACCAATTACGAAGACAAGAAAGCGTCGTAAACGTTTATTAGTTGAAAGTGATTGGAGAACCTATTTTGGTTCAAATAAACATTTACAAGAAGATGTAAAAAAGATGGGTGAAGATTTTTTCTATAGAGAAATCTTACACTTATGTAAAACTAAAGGTGAATGTGCTTATATGGAAACTAAAGAGCAATTCGATCGAGAAGTTTTATTGACAGACGATTATTATAATGGAATTATATCATGTAAAATTGGTGGTCAAACTGTGAAGTATTTAAAGGAAAATTATGTTAGAAACAATTTGTGAAGTAATGAAACATTCCTATAATAGAGGAATGATTAGTACACGTGATGGAAATGTATCATTAAGACATGCTGATAGAGATCATTTCTATGTCACTCCAAGCGGAGTACGTAAACCTGTTATGCAATATGACATGTTTAAAAAATTAAGAGTTAAAGATGCAAGAGAAATGTATTTTACTGACATTGCAGCTGGGCTTAAACCAACTGGTGAATTACCATTACACTGGGGATTACAAAGAAATATACCGACAGAAACTCGGATTGTATTACATACACATCCAACACATATCGTTGCTGCTATGCACGCAGGTATTCAATTAAATGAATTAGTAGATTTATTTCCTGAACTTGGGAGATATAGTCGTGTAGCACCAAATGTACCTGATGTTCCACCAATATCAGAAGAATTAGCTTATAATTGTTTTAGGAATTTAGGATTACAAGATGATGGATCATGCTATTTTGATATGGTTGGTATTAAAGGACATGGTATTGTAGCAATTGATGAAACACCATGGCGTGCTTTTGAGCATGTAGAACGATTAGAACACATTTGTGAAATGGTTCTAAAATCAGGAAATTTTTAAAATTAACTGTTTACTTTTTAGTAAAACTGTGGTATAATATATACATATGAAAGATAATATAATTCAATTTCCGTTAGAAAAAAGAATGATGGCTATTGCTGATGAAGAATATGAAAAGGTAATGGAAGAAGAATACGCTGCTGAACAATATGGTTTAGATTGTGTAGATACATCACAATTAATTTTA